GACTTGGAGAGGTGATCCGTTTGAAGTTCTACGCATAATAACATCTGGGAAGTATGCTGCTGCAAATGATGTATCAAGTCTTCTCTGCGCAAAGTGCAAAGTAGTACGACCAACGTCAGGTCTATCACTATCACTTAAGATAACGGCTCCACTTGCGTCAGCCTCTTCAATGTCCATTACAAACATTGCATCAAATCGACTCTCACAAGCTGTCATTGCATAGTCAGTAATGAGTGGCTCTCTCAATCCCGGTATTGCTAGAAGCTGGAACTCTGTCGCACTCTTATCTTCAAGAACATCAATTGCTTTCTTGTATGCAACAACAGTTGGACCAGTAAACTTATTGGAATCAGTCTCATCATTTGCTTCACGGAAAGCAGCAACATTTGTTAATTCTGCTTTTTGCTTGTCAAAAATGTTGACACCATCAAAACCACCCTGCATTAAGCAGCGGAACTTAAGGAACTTAACGTTTCTACCAACACTAGCTGCATCGCTTAAAGAAATAAGTTCTTTGCTAGAGGGTGCAGTCCCTGATCTTGCATAAACTGAAGTTGACCAGTCAATATTTGACTTATTAGCAACAGCAATCTTTTCTAAAGAGAAGATCTCGGTCGAGTCGAAACTTGCTGCTGCATCACCCAATTCTGCCATATCTGGAACAAACATTGTCCAAGACTTTATTGAAGGATTAAATCTAATATCATTTAGCTCGCTTTCCTTCTCTTGCTTTGCAAACTTAACACCCCAAGAAATAACTTCAGAAGCTTCTGGACTTAATCCATTAGTTCTAGTAATATTTTTTACTAAAGGCAATGGTAATACTTTAAGACTATTTAAAGCATCACTTGTCAAAACAGGAGATGCACCACTTTCATCTAACAAACCTGTGCCTGTAGTATTGAGTGCTCTATACTCTGCGAATCCTGCAACTAGAGCTGTACGGTCGATTTCGCCTAACTCTACTTCAGAAGATAATTCAACGCGAATGTACTTGTTGCGAACTTCATAGTCACCTTCTTCAACTAGCTTTTGCTTGCTTGATGCTCTATCAAAGTCGTAGTACATGTGCTTTGTACCGATAACTCTACCAATAAAGTTCTTGCTGTTTGGATCTAACGAAAGCTTCTTCCACGAAGCAAGAGCTTCACCGTTTACAGGATCACTATAAAAGACTTCTAGAGTTAAGTCAAATGTTCCGAAGTCGCTTGTTGAAACAGGAGCAGCTATATTAGATATTTGAATTCTAAATCTGTCATTGCCTGTTTTACCGTCGTCAAGCGCATGAAGTTTAAATAACTTCTTGTTAAGACCACCAAATGACTGTGAAACAAACCAAGGTGAGGAAGCTGTTCTAAATCTTGTGTTATATGACTCAAAGTCAGGAATATCATTTGTCGCTGTTTTTGGACCTTGAGAAGTGTGCATACAGAATCCAGCATGTGCTAAGCTTGCTGTAGCGCCGTCGTCTCTAAACAAACCACTTGCTGAAGGTATTGCCTTTGACTTATCAATGTCCCAGTGCATATGAAGATAATGTCCACGACTCTCAATCTGTGTAGGATCAGTATTAAGAACATTTGCAAAGTAGTTAACATTTTCTGGATCAAAAGAGCACGCCAAAACTTTAGGTGCACCTTCAGAATCAGTCCCGCTCTGCGGATTAAAACCATTAAGTACAACCTTAAAGTCTTGAAAAGTTGACCCTATAATACCTACCTCATAACCAATAAGATTAGAAGCAGCAGTATTACCAAAAGATATAAGATTGTCTACACTTGCAACATCTTTTGTTATATTGGCCTCGTCGGCTGGAATTGCTGTGTAATTTACAACATCTGTATCTAGTGCAGGAACAATGCCTTGAGGCGTCATAAGCAAACCTCTAATTACAGGTTCAGCAGATCCGCCTCCACCAGCAAAACTTGAAGTTTTTAAACCATGATTTCCAACAACACTTTGTCCATCTGGATTAGACACGACAACAGTGTTGGCTAGCTCAATAGTCTGTGTTAAATTTGATTGTGCACCTTTTTGCTGGGCATTAGCATTTTGTATAATTGTTAAACTGTTGTCGCTATCACTTAATATTAGACTAGAAGAGTACGTGTTGTTTGCTGCAGAACTTAGCGCATCTCTAATTTTGTCACCTGCAACATTGTTGTTAATAATTGCAAGTTTTAAATTAATCAATGTTTCATCCAGCGTATTTCCAATTAAAACGAGTGTATTGTTACTTTCGTCATCACTTCCATTTGCAATCGCACCGTCAGGAGTCTTGAAAATGTATTTTTCTGTAAGATTTGCATTGTTTGCTGCATTTCTTAAGACAAAGTTGATAGCATCACCGTCTGCTGGTTGTCCATTTAGTTTAATAGTAAGAGAAGCAAAATCATCTGATCCTCCCTGGAAATATCCGCTTCCGTTAAAACCAATTGAGTCAAGATTTCCGTCTTTTTGCAGCGCGGCGCGTACTCGAATTCCATTGGTTCTGTTTACGATTGATTGTGACCCACCACTTTCAGCACGACCAGCAGTACCTTTAACTTTTTGTGTTATTCTAAACGAGTCAGTACTCAAATCAGTTATTGTAAATTTGCCTTCATGATTTGTAACAGTAGCTGTTCCATCACCGACAGAAGCAGCAACTCTTCTGAAAGCTGCAAGGAAGTTTGATTTTGTAGTTTCTTTTGTAGTAGATCTTTTAATTTCTACATTACTTGCATCAACAACTTTGTAAACGTTTTCGACTAGTTGGCCAGAAGCAATTTCTGCTTGATTACCTTCGTTTGTCAAATTATTTTTTACTGTATAAGTAACCACATGATCAGAAAATGATGCATCTCCATCGTTTGTCAAAGCAGTGACTACAAGGCTTTGATCATTAACTCCTCTGTGCATAAATGTAAGATCAGCAAATGCACTTTCAAGGCCTCCGCCGCCAAAAGAAACTTCTTGATTAACAACTGATGCTGTTTTGTCGCCAACGGTTATGTTTTCAAAATCGCTAGTTGTCGAGGTTGTTATTTCAAATTCAGCATTATTTTCATTAGTCACACTTCCTAAACTACTATATGCTGACGTTATTTCTAGAGTTGCGTTAGCTTCGTCCTCTTGCGTTTTAACTACTCCTGTTGACGCGGCTTCACCGCCTGTTACTGTGGAAACAAATACATCACCTACTGCTGGGGCGTTGATGTCACCTGACTTGTAAAAACTAAGACTAGTCACAGATGTCCAGGTTGTGTCTCCGAGTTCTGTAATTGTGTATTCAAGACCTCGAACCAGACCATCTGCAGCGCTAATATTATCAACTTCATTTTGTAAAACATCAGGAACTACAACTGCATTTAAATGAGCATCAGTTGCACCAGCATCGACTAACTGTGCCAAATCAAACAAAACAGACGCAGCATGATCATGATCATTTTTAATATTGTCGCCGGCTGTATTAGCACCTGTAAACCTAAAAGTCCTACTACTTCTTGAAGTAACGTCAGTAGAATCGTCTAAAAATGTTAGTTTAATAGTACTATTATCATGGGGTCTTTTGTCATTAGTAAATCTAATCTTTAAAGTACCTGGTGCTTGTGAAGTTTGAATTCCTGCGTCTTGCAAGAATGTGCTACCTGAAGCGTCTTTCATAAAGCAACCTAGGAAGTGAGTTCTTGCAGCTTTTGCAGCACCTTCTACGTTTTCTACAGCAATATCAGCATGTGGGTTTAACTGAAGCTCGTTGTCTGAATTGTGAGAGATCTTGTCACCGACAACAAATCCGGCGCCGTCAACAGTTTTGTCACTGTTCATTCTACCTTCACTGTCACCGATACCAAGAACTTTAAGGAATGTGCCTGCTTGAGCATTGCGCATCCATTCGTTTAGTGCGAGAGGACCAAAGCGATTTGCATTGCTCTCTTTACTTCTTTCTTGCATTGAACCGAAGACTTCACCAAACTGCTGTATGTTCGCAAATGTCTTTGGAACGAAAGCAGGACCGCGCTTTGCAGGCCCAACAACAGCAGCTGGAACACCTTCAGGGAGCACTTCGGGTTCTCTGACTCGGGATAAATCTATTTCTTTGAGTGATACTCTTGCTGAGCCTTGTCCAGCCATATCTATTATCTCCTATTCTTGAATCTTAATTCTATATATTAGGGAAACTCAACGCCTGCATTGGTAATTACGAAGTCAATCGCAACAAACTCAATTGCTCTTGTTGGAACGATAACGATTCGACCATTCAATCGATTGTTATCAACGTCTTCTGCAGTGTTGTTTGTATCATCCATAATTACACGGAAATCTTCAATTCCCTTGCCTGCACGGATTGTTGACAAACTATTTGCAGCAGCACTTACAAATCTGTTTCTAGTAGACGAATTGTTCTGCTCGAAAAGCAAACCTTGCGCTGTTCTTTCAATTTGTCGCTTGACCTCGAGAACTAGTCTTCGTACGTTTACTCTATCAAGAGCAGTTCTTGCCAATTGTGAAGTCTTTTGACCAAAGATAACAAATTGTTTATTCGGGAAATTTGCAATAGGATTAATTCTAGCCTCATAGAGTGTATCACGATCTGCTGCGTTTAATCTTACACATGTAGATGTAATTGTATCTAGGGCGCCTCGAGAAAATCCAGCAGGAGCAAACCAGGGCGATGAGATACTATCAGTCTTTGCTAGTGCGCCTAAAGCAACAATAGAACTCGGAACTCTAATTGATCTACGACTATCAATTGCAGCATCGTCTGGATCACCACTATCCAGAACCAATGCATCTGGGAAGTATGCTGCAACATAGCTAGAGTTAATCTCTCTTAAATCAAATCTAGATGAAGTCTCTTCAACGTCTGCACGTTCTGAAGCTACGCCCTTCTCACTAACAAATGTTCTTGTAGCGCTTTTGTCGTAATAAGGTATATCCATCAAGTAAATTGCTTTTCCGTATTCTTCAACTCTCTGCTTTGCAAAGTCTGTTATGAATGCATCACGAATGCCGGGAACTACAAGAACGTTATGATTAACAACCATGCCGTCTGTCATGAGTCTAATCGCATTCTTAAAAGAAGCAACAACATTGTTTGTATTCTCAAAACCTTGCATTAAGTCTGCAGAAGTTGCAGCATCATCAGCTTCTGTAGAAGTGTTCTTCACAGGACTTGAGAAACCAGTAGAAGAAGCTTTACCACCTTCTTTAATTGCTGAACCTTTGTCAGTCATGTAATAAGAGTCACTGTCAAAAATGTTTAGACCATCAAAACCGCCAGAGAAAGGAGCAGTAAACTTAGCTGCTAAACTGTATTTATTAAACTTAATAGGATCCTCTGCTAAGAGCTTAGCCAACGTAACAGTTACAGCTTTTTCTGCAGCGGTGAGACCATTGGAAACACCTAGCAGGTTATCTTCTTGAACAGTCATGTCAATTGTATGTGTTGCTGCATCATAAATTGTTGAACTAGGATCAGCGTTTCTAATGTAAACTGCATCCTTAAACACATCGTTTATTGTACCAGATACACTATCCATATCAGGTTTGTTGAGAGAAACCTTTGCCAAAGAGAACTTGTTGTTGTTATGAGAATCTGAAAGTGTGCCAGATGTTTTAACAGCGGAATCAGCACCCATAAACTTTAAGTAGTTAGCTAAAAGCTCATTGAATTCATAAGTTCCGCCGTTTGGATTGTCAATTTCCTTAACTCTTCTTGAGTTTAAACCCCAGTGAAGATTTAAGTCAACTGACTCACTCGCACTAGCTTCTCCAGTAAATGTCTGTGCATAACTAGCATTGGTCTTGATTGATCCTTTAGTAACCTTAAATCTGTAAGGTAGCGGAGGAAGCACAGAGTGATCTAGATGTGTATTAGCAAGGCTTACACCTCCTACTCCAGTAAGTCTTGAGTTAGCATCTCTTATGTCAGTTGCTGTGCTATTTGTAAGAAGTGCTTCAACGCCTCTAAATCCAAAAGGAAGCGCAGTCTCAGGTACTTCACCCAACATAACATCGTCAGACACAACGACGCGAATTCGTGTTGAAACGTTTGAGAATGCACCTTCTCTTACAAGTCTCTTTTCGTTATCATCGCTGTTATTGTATGAGTAATAAACTTTTTGATCACCAATAATACGACCAACAAAGTTTACTGCGTCTGGATTGAGAGAACAATTATTATAAGACTCGTAAACAACAGGTGATTCATCTGAATCTCTTAAGTCTCTTATTGCAACACTAAATGTTCCAAACTTATCTGTAGGGTCTGTTGAAGCGCGCAAATTAGAAATAGATACCTTGTACTTATCACTAGCGTATGCACCATCATCAAGCGACTCAAAGTGAAAAAGATCATACTCCTTTGTACCAAAAGGTTGTGAGATAAAACTCGGCGTTTCAGGAGCAATAAATGCACTAGAGAAGTCTCCAAACTCATCTTCGTAGCCAGTTTTACCGTGAAGAACTGCAACTGCTTTACTTACAGGTGACGCAACATCATTGTCAACAGCAAAATGTGCATATAAGTAATGCTTCTCGCTATCTAAAGAAAGTGCATCTGTATTTAAAACCTTTGAGATGTAATCATCTCTGTCAGGATTTAAAGAAACTACTTTGTCTACATCATCAGTTCTGTTAGTAAATCTAAGCTTAAAAGTTCCATCATTATGTGTAGTAGCTAAATCGTCTGCAAATTCGGTACCATCATGATCGTCAATCTTTACAGTGTAATCTTTATGTGTAAAGATCATTGCTCTAATAAGCTCCACTTCACCATCACTAGCAGCCTCAGCTAAACCGGTGGCTCTATCACTATCAAAGACAGTTGTATGTGAATCGTTGTCGCTGAATAGTCCTAGACTAAGAAACTCTGAATTGGCTACCTTGTGCTTTGCAGTAATAAAATGAACAGCACCTTTAAGCTTTCCTGCACCGACGTCACCATCGGTGCCATCTGTATGAGTTAGCTTAAATCCTGCATTTACGATAGAAGTGCCACCCCAGTGTCCAGAGCCAAGTGTTCTGCAAAAGGTTAGGGCTTGTCCGTTGTTGCGGAAGAATTCTGCTGCTGCGTGACCGCTAAGCATTCTGCGATCTGGTTCTCCAAAAATGCGAATAAATTCGTCTTGACTATATACTGTTGTCGGTACAAACGCAGGTCCTTTCTTTGCAGGACCTACGAGACCAACTGGTGTTGCTGTATTTGAAACAACAGGTCTTTTGATGACTTCGATTTCGCGTTCAAAAAAACCTGGAGACTTAAATGTCTGCTCTGCCATGCGTTATCTCCTAATATTTAAATTATTTTACATAATCTAATTATGCGCGAGTAAATCTATTTATTAGAATTTGAGATATTAAATATTTTTTCAGCATATTTTTGATCATATAAAGTTTCACCGTTTGAAGAAATAGAAGCTTTTATGTTGACTAGATCACCTTCTGCGTTGCGTATTATTACTTTTTTAAGTTTCGATGAATCTGTGCTTTTTTCGCCAACAACCTCATAAACATCAGAAGATTTGCTTCCTGCAATAAAGCCTTTGTTTTTATCTGCTTCTTGAAGAGACGTTAAAGATGCAAATGCAGGGATGCCGACTTGTTGCGAAATATTTCCGTCTTTTTCGTTTTGTAAATGATTAAGAATTCTAGCATCTGGGTCATTTGAAGCAATTCCTTTTGCTTGAGGTTCTAGCTCTTCATAGTCTGTCATAACGTCAAAAGAAATGTTTGGAGCGCTTATGAGCGACTTAAGGCTAACTTTTCCGTTAAAGATATTTGGCGCAAGAATATATCCTGTTGTGTTAAGTGTTATGTTACATTTAACATATCTTTCTTCATTTGTGAAGTCGCTATAACTAGCATCTTGACTAAAGCTAGAATCTATAAATGCAGGAAACCAGTAGCCTTTTTTGCTTTCAATTCTAAATTGTTGACCTGGATTAATTGTATATGCGCTCATTATAGCTGTAATGATGTCGTTCATTTGTTGTGTAAAAGAAGACCAGACGATTATCTGGTATGTTGCGCCAAAGTATCTAACTGGAGGTATTTCAATTGTTTCATAAATGTTTTTTTCAAGCTGTGAACCTAGATTGAACGACGTTTTTCTTTCTATGTTTGAGTGGGCAATATGTTGGAAACCTTCAAAATTATTTAGCTGACGCCATTCTGTGTTCTTATTATGAATTCTACGAACCATAACCTCAGGGAACATTTGATTGTTTGCTACACCTTTTTGCGGGACTTGTTCTAAACCTGTTCTAGAAATAGAAATGAGTGGGAGAATAAGTGCACCACTTTTGTCTGTAAGGGGTTTGTTTCTTCTTAAGATTGCAAATCTTTCACCTGTAGCGAATATGACAGGAACTCTTTTTTGAACACCTTGAATTTCATAGAAAAGAGGAATCTGACTATTAAAAAGATTGAACACAGCATAA